CCAGAGCAGGATTGACTTTAGCACCAAAACTTTTTGGGGGAATTAATTTTGCACCTGGCGCAGAAGGTCAGAAGTTAGACACACTAGAAAAACATATTAAATACAAAGGTGAGCCTTATTGGAAAAACATAGAACCTATGTTGGAAGATTTAAATTATCCTTTTGCTCTACATCCTTATCAAACCAAAGACGAGCGAGACAGATATTCAGAACTTCCAATTAAATTAGCTAGTGAACTAGGACCTTTAGAAGCAAAAGAAACACGAACGGCTTTAGAAGAATTGGAAAGTCGAAATATTCCTTTTTATAATCAAGGCGGCCGTGTTCCTTTTGGAAAAGGAAAACTAGTTGATGAAGGTCGAAGAGCCTTTATGAAATGGCTCGCTGGAATTACCGGCGCTGGAATTGCAGCAGGAACAGGACTTCTTAAATGGGGTGCAAAAAAAGGTGCAGGAAAAACAGTTATTAAAGCCGGTGATCACATTATTCAAGGCACTCCAGGCATGCCCGACTGGTTCATTCCGCTGATAAATCGAATCGTGAAGGAAGGCGACGATGTTACCAAGAAGCTGGCAACGATTGAGCGGGAAATTGTTCATACTAAAAGTATTAGTAAGACAGAAGATGTAACAGTCTACCAAAATTTAGATACTGGTAATGTTAGAGTTGAGTATGGTGGACCAGAATTTGATAAAACGGGAAAGGTTATTCGTGCATCGAATGATCAAGAAGTCGTTCATTTAGAATATAGAGCTCCTGAAGAAATTACCTCAGGCAAGCATGCAGGTAAAAAAACAGATCCAGAATTCTCGGCGGCAGAATCAGAACCTGAAGTGGTTAACTGGGATGGAGATATTGAGTTTAGTGGAATTAATGAAGTCAACACGGTTGATGACTTGGTAACGCCTACACATAAACTTAAAGAGTTTGCGAAAAAGAAATTAACTCATAAGGACAAAGTAATAGCTAAGAAGAAACAAAAATACAAAAATAAACTAGAAAGTGACACTATGGAACAAATCGATTATATAGAAAAGAAACGTGGGCCTTTTCAGGATCCTCCAACTGATACTATGGACGAATTTGGTAATGTAATTGATGAATTTGGTAAGATTATAGAATGACCTTAAGCAGATCCAGTTTCAGTAAGATAACATCAACGCCCCCTAGAAGGGGACCGGTACCACAAGGCTTGAATATACAATACAATACTGTTAAGACAGTGAGGGAGAATTTAAATGGCAGAAATAGACAAAGTGTTGCCCAACGTAACACAAGACGTAAAACTACCTAGTCAACAAAAAATAGCACAGGAACAGCAAGTTCAAATGGCTGATCAAATGAAACAGCCGACAGAGCTGCAACCTAATGAAGACGGAAGTGTAGACGTTAATTTTGGTCCTGAAAATTTACAAGTTGGACCGGATCAAGGTCATTTTTCGAATTTAGCAGAACTCCTTCCGGATGATGTTTTAGATCCGCTAGGCAGTGAACTTTATAATAATTATACCGATTACAAAACATCAAGAAAAGACTGGGAACGAGCGTATACCTCAGGTTTAGATCTTTTAGGATTTAAATACGACGATCGAACCGAACCTTTTAAAGGAGCATCGGGTGCAACGCACCCCGTGCTTGCTGAAGCGGTTACTCAATTTCAATCACTCGCTTACAAAGAATTATTACCTTCAGGTGGACCGGTCCGAACACAAATTATCGGATTACCTACGCCACCTAAAGAACAACAAGCTGGTCGTGTTAAAGATTACATGAACTGGCAAATCATGGATCAAATGAAAGAATACGAAGCAGAATTTGATCAAATGTTATTTTATTTACCTCTTGCAGGATCAGCATTTAAAAAAGTTTATTATGATGACATTATGCAAAGAGCAGTATCCAAGTTTGTTCCCGCTGATGATTTAGTAGTACCTTATACGGCAACTTCTTTAGATGATTGCGAATCGCTTATTCATATGATTCGTATGACTGAAAATGATTTAAGAAAACAACAGGTCGGTGGCTTTTATAGAGACCTGGAATTGAATCCCTCTTACTTACAAGAATCAGAAGTAGAAAAAAGAGAAAGACAACTTGAAGGAACGACGCGTGGTCGAGATGATCGTATGTATACGATTCTGGAATGCCATGTGAACTTAGATCTAGAAGGCCTTGAAGATAAGGGCCAAGATGGACAACCTACAGGAATTAAATTGCCTTATGTCGTGACATTAGAAGAAGGCACAAGAAAAATATTATCGATTCGAAGAAATTATGAAATGAATGATCCTAAAAAAGATAAAATTGATTATTTCGTTCATTTTAAATTTCTACCGGGCTTAGGCTTTTATGGCTTTGGCCTGATTCACATGATTGGTGGATTATCAAGAACAGCAACGGCTGCACTAAGACAACTCTTAGATGCAGGTACACTATCTAACTTACCTGCAGGCTTTAAAATGCGTGGCATTAAAATGAGAGATGAAGCACAAGCTATTCAACCTGGAGAATTCAGAGATGTAGATGCACCAGGTGGAAATTTAAGAGATGCTTTCATGCCATTACCTTTTAAAGAACCGTCAGCTACACTATTACAACTTATGGGCGTCGTGGTACAAGCAGGACAAAGGTTCGCATCTATTGCGGACATGCAAGTAGGAGATGGGAATCAACAAGCGGCCGTGGGCACGACAGTAGCTTTGTTGGAACGAGGATCTAGAACAATGTCGGCAATTCATAAAAGATTATACGCTGCAATGAAAAGAGAATTTAATTTATTGGCAAGAGTTTTCAAATTATATCTACCTCCGATATATCCATACGATGTCGTTGGCGGTCAAAAACAAATTAAGCAAACTGACTTCGATGATAGAGTAGATATATTGCCAGTTGCAGATCCAAACATTTTATCTCAAACACAGAGAATATACCTAACACAAACGGAGCTGCAATTGGCTACATCAAATCCGCAACTCCATAATCAATATGAAGTTTATAGAAATATGTATGAAGCTTTAGGAGTAAAAGATATTGACTTAATTTTAAAAAAACCACCACAACCGACTCCAAAAGATCCTGCATTAGAACACATTGATGCAATGGGCGGTCAAAAATTTCAGGCTTATCCTGGACAAGATCACAGATCGCACATTACAGCGCATTTGAATTTTATGGCAACAAACATGGTCAGAAATGCACCTATGGTAGCTGCCGCAATTGAAAAAAATTGCTTAGAACACATTTCTTTGATGGCACAAGAGCAAATTGAGCTAGAATTTAATGACGAAATGAAGCAATTAGCGCAAATGCAGCAAATGATGCAACAAAATCCGCAAAATCAGCAAATACAGAACGAAATGATGTCTTTACAACAGAAAATTGAAGCTAGAAAAGCAACTTTGGTTGCAGAAATGATGGAAGAATTCGCAAAAGAGGAAAAAGCGATAACTTCACAATATGATAATGATCCAATTGCTAAATTAAGAGCTAGAGAGCTTGATATTAGAGCAATGGACAATGAGAAAAAACAAAGAGAAGCAGAAGCAAGATTAAATTTAGACAAAATGAAGGCTTTGATGGCACAAAACATTCATGATGATAAATTGGATCAAAATGAAGAATTAGCAGAATTAAGAGCTGATACTTCACTTGAAAAACAAGAAATGGCGAACCTAAATAGATTAAAGCTCGCTAGAATGAAACCAAACGGAGGAAAACAATGACAAGAGGACTAGGATATGCACCGACAGCGGGAAAAGCTAGAACTATAGCTACGCCAGATGCAGGTAAAGATGGTGGTAATGTTGGATCAATAGGCAATGTGGCTATTGAACCAGTAACAGTAGTAGAGATTAAAAAAGACACCAATCCTGTAACAGGATCTCGTAAGGCTAGAAAACAAAAACCAGTAACTTGGAGCTAATATGTGGTTTGGAGCAATTAAATTAGCGTTAAACGCTGGAACACATATTTACAAAAAGCGTCAAGAGACAAAAATGGCTATGGCTGATGCACAACATATGCATGCGCGAAAGATGGCCAGCGGCGAAGAACAATACCAGGGCAAACTTTTAGAGGCTCGGCAAAACGACTATAAGGACGAGGTAGTTTTAGCGATTCTCACATTGCCCATTTTGGTGCTCGCCTGGGGAGTTTGGTCGGACGATCCGGCCGCGATGGAGAAAATAAAAATGTTCTTCGAGCATTTCTCGGCACTGCCGTCATGGTTCACAAATTTATGGATCCTTGTATGCGCGTCAATATTTGGTATAAAGGGAACACAGATATTTAGAAATGGTAAAAATAAAAAATAGGAGAAAACTATGAGAAATGACTATGGAAATAAACCTAGAAAAAAACTTGCTGGTGGTAAAAGAGTTGGCAAGCAATTTGGCGGTGGATTACCTGTTCGACCAACTGTAGCTGCTAGTCCAATGGGTGTAGCTGCTCCGTTAGGACGAAGATTTGGTATGAAGCGTGGTGGTAAAAGTAAATAATAAAATAAATAAAAAAGAAATAGGAGAAACAAAGGTAAATTTTGTATTTCCTAAAAAAGAAAAATACATTGGATCACATATTAAAAGCAAATTAGGTGATGAATATGCATCTAATAAAAGCTATGAGAAATATTATAAAGATTTAATTTAATGGATTTAGAAAACGTAATATACAAATTACGCAGAGCTTTAGATAATAAGATAAATGCATTGTCACTCAGTGTAACGTCCGGTGGGGTTGACAATATGGAAACATATAAGTATATAATAGGACAAATAAACGCCCTAGAGGCAACTAAACAGGAACTCTCTGCCCTGCTAGAACATAAGGAGCAAAATGACGGATCAGTCGTTGACATCGCAAAAGGAAAACCCAAAGCTTAAACTGGCTTTGGCGGAAAAGTACAGAGAAGAAACAGAAAAATTACCAAAACCTACAGGTTGGAGAATTTTAGTTTTACCATTCAGAATGGATGAAAAGACTAAAGGTGGAATTCTTATGGGAGCCGAAACTTTAGACAGACAACAAGTTGCATCGCAATGCGGAAATGTTTTAGCCATGGGAACACACTGTTATAGGGATAAGGAGAGATATCCAGATGGCCCGTGGTGCAAGGTTGGTGATTGGGTGATCTTTGCGCGTTATGCAGGATCACGTATACAAATTGAAGGTGGAGAAATTCGACTGCTAAACGAAGATGAAATTTTAGCAACTGTCAAGAATCCAGAGGATATCTTGCATAAATATTAACATAGGAGGCAACTATGCCAGAAGAAAATAAGATCAAGAAGGAGCCACAGGTAGACCTCGACACATCCGGACCGGAGTTCGATGTAACATTACCTGAGGAGAAAAAAGAAGACGTAATCGAGAAGGAAGAAACCGTTAAAGAAGTAATCAAGGACCAGGAACCAGAAGAAGTTAAAGAAGAACCCAAGGAAGAAGTTAAAGAAACCAAAGAAGAGGACACTAAACTTGAGGATTATAGTAAGGGCGTGCAATCAAGAATTGCCAAACTTACTCGTAAGATGCGGGAAGCGGAAAGACAAAGAGATTCTGCAACCGAATACGCTCAAGCGTTAGAAACTCAAAGACAAACTGATCAGAAAAAATTTTTAAAAATAGACACTGATTACTGGAAACGATTTGAAACGAACATCAAAACCGGCATGGAATCGGCTCAACGAGATTTGGCCGGTGCCATTGAAGCTGGAGATGCAAAAGCTCAAGTCGAAGCTAACAAACGGATTGCGACATTGGCATTTGATAATGCTAAATTGGAGCAAGCCAAAGAACGTAAAGAAGACGTCAAATTATCTGACGGTGGTAAATTACCAAGACAAACTCCACAGACTTTACCTGAACAACCTGCGGACCCTCAAGCGGAAACCTGGGCCGGAAAAAACAAATGGTTCGGTCAAAACCGAGCGATGACTTTTACAGCTTTTGAAATCCACAAGGACCTGGTTGAGAGGGAAGGATACGACCCTAAATCAAATGAGTACTATACGGAGATCGACAAACGTATAAGAGTTGACTTTCCTAATAAATTTGATAAGGATAGGGGTATAGAAACGTCCAAGCCCGTTCAGTCGGTCGCTTCTGCTCAAAGAAGTGTAAAACAAGGACGCCAAACTGTGAGACTCACATCTTCACAAGTCGCTATTGCGAAAAAATTAGGTGTGCCACTCGAAGAATATGCGAAACAATTAAAACTCACGAAGGAGGCATAAGCATATGAAAAAAGAACAAGATACAACTTCTCGTGCGAGCTCAACACGGTCAAAGACTGAAAGACCAAAAGTGTGGACTCCCCCATCATCTTTAGATGCTCCGCCTGCGCCTGATGGATTTAGGCATAGATGGATAAGAGCAGAGAGCTTAGGGTTTCAAGACACTAAGAATATCTCTGGAAGATTAAGATCCGGTTATGAGTTAGTGAGAGCTGACGAATATAAGGGTGCCGTAGAGGAT